CGGCCTAAGGGCCGTAGATAACTATTAAAACGAGGGACGGGGCTTTAAAATGTATACCTTTAACTTTTTACGTGAGGTGATCCACGGCGATAAATTCCGCGTTGCTGCGGCGGACGTTATCATTGACGGGGAACCGACCTACGTACAGGCAGAGTTTTTGTTAAATAATAACGCCGTAATATTTTGTAAAACCGACTATCTTTTTATGCTTTTTGAAATCTTATTACATAGTCCTAAAAAGTATATCCTAATTACGCACAATTCAGACTTTACAATCGGTAAAGGTAATTTCGATATACGACCGAAAAGTATTATCAAATGGTATGCGCTAAACGTCGGAATGAAAGACGCTCATTTAATTCCTATTCCCAGCGGAATGGAACGTCCGCTCGGTGGTGGGTATTCTTCGGACGCAACCGTCTTGGCCGAACGGTTAAAGCAACCGCGTGAATTTCAAAATCTCGTTTACATGAACCATAACGCAAATAACAATCACGGCGCGCGCGATTTCATTACGATGCATTTGAAAGACCAGCCGTGGGTAACCTGGAGGCCGCATGGGCAATCTTTTGAAAGCTTCATTGCTAACTGTTATAGTCATAAGTTTGTCGTGTCTCCTCCCGGCAATGGGATTGATTGTCATCGGACATGGGAAGCCCTTTACATGGGCGCTATTCCTATTGTCAAGCGCAGTATTCTTACTCAGTCTTTTTCTGATTTGCCGATGCTCATCGTCGAAGATTGGTCGGTTATAACTGAGGAGCTTTTGAATATAGTCTGGGATGAATTTCAAACGCGAACATTCAATTATGAGAAATTGACATTATCGTATTGGTTAAACCGTATCGTAAAAGATAAACTTGAACTTTTGGAGGGCGAAGAATGAAAACTTTAGTCTATAGTACAATTGGCGGAAAGTATGATTATTTGCAATTATTTGATATAAGTTTTCAATCGTTATTAAGCAAAGGAAAATATGAAGGCGACTACGTTGTATTTACTGGATTTGATAAGAAAGATTTTAACGGAATTAACAATAGAGAAAAACTTATAATACGCGATTTTCCGACCGTAGGAGCTACTTGGGATAAATTCTCACCATTTGGCTTATCAATTGAAAGCTATTTTCCTGAAATAGTTAATTATGACAAAGTGTTATACCTTAATGTTGATACAATATTTTTTAGTAATGTTTCAAAAATCTTTGATGCAATAGGAGAAGGAATTACAGGTTGCCCCGAACTACTTTTAGAAATTAGTAACTATCACGGAAGAAAACATCTTTCGGAACAAGATATAATGCTTTTAAAAGGTTCGGGACAATTCGGGATAAATGCAGGTATCTTAGGTTATAGACCAAATAGAGAAAATTTAGATATTATTAAGAATGCTTTTCAACTTTATACGAATATGCCTGATGGAGAAACTCACGAGCAGCCTGCATTAAATTATTGCGCATGGAAGGCTGGGAAACTTGGAACAACTCTTGGTTACCCTTTAATTCAACTGGTTAGTCCACAAGAAATGCCAAATGTTGATGAAATCTGTATTGCACATTTTGTATGCGGAATCAGTAATCCGACTTTTAAATTAAATAGAATGATAAAATATAGTTCGTAAACCTTAATAAGGAGGGCGTTTTGATTACACCAGATTTTGAACGAGATAGGTTTGAAGGCCAAATGAATCCGCCGGAACGTGAAGCACTTTACAATCTAATATTACAAACTAAACCTAATTTGGTTTGTGAGGTGGGCACAGCGCGAGGTGGTGGGTCAACGTATTTTATCTCCAGCGCATTGCGAAATAATGAAAAAGGTATTTTGCATACTTGCGAGAATAACCCTGAGTTTTATGACTATGCACGTAGTCTATATGGCGGCTGTCAAGATATGCTCGGATTAGATCAATACATTAATTTTCACTTTGGTGATTCAGAGGAAATTTTTACTCCCTTATTAAGAAAAATAAATAAACCAGAAATTGTCTTTCTTGACGGAGGGGCATCTTCGATAAAAATGGTTTATGATTTTACACTCTTTCGCCCATATATGCCTGTCGGAAGTTTACTCGCATGTCATGACTGGGTAAACGGAAAATCTTGTTATTTACGACCGGTAATACAAAATGATTGCGATTGGGAATTAGTTTACCAGATTCTTGAATTTGTGGTATTCAAAAGAGTTTCAAACATTCATTCACAGAATACTTAACGAGGGTAATATGATATTCAATCCATGTATAAAATTAACAAAACATAAGGAATTTATTCAATATTTGAATGATGAAACTTTACTTACAATGCTAAATGTTGAAGTATCTCCGACGAGCCTCTGCAATGCAAATTGTTCTTGTTGTTTTTATAAATACGACAAGAATAAAAAAAATGATTTTATTAATATGTTATCTTTGATTGATTTTTTATGTCAGGGTTCGGAATTAAGTTTAAAATCCGTTACTTGGTCAGGAGGCGGTGAACCTTCCTTGCACCCTGAGTTAGATTGGATTATTAAACGTGTACGAAAAAGAACCATTTTAAAACAGGGTATGTTTACAAACGCATTGGCACCTATTAAGTATGATCCTTCTATTTTAGAATGGATTCGAATTACAAAAACAAATAAGGATTTTCCGGTTGAAAATATTAAAATAATTTCAAAATCTTGTAAGCAAGTCGGTATAGCAATTAATTACAGTAGTGATCTTCAGAACGATGAAATAAAAAAAGCGCTTGAAATTGCGTATCAATATGGTTTAGAGTACGTTCAAATCCGACCGGCCTTAAATATTATGGGAATCTCTACGCAAATCGAACCGCCAAAGATTCAAGATGAAAAATTAGTAATACTTGATTGGAAATTTTCTGATTGTAAAAATACAGAACGTGGTTATGCACGATGCGAAGGATTTCATTTTTCTTCAATGATCTGGGAAAATGGTAACATTGACGCTTGCATGTATATGAGACACGATCCTATTTACAATTTAGGAAACATATACAACAGTTCTTTCGAAAATATTTGTAGAAAAATGCCGGAGTTTTTGCCTGTAAAAAAAGACTGTCAAATTTGTTGTAAAAATAATGAAATTAATCTATTAATTCATAATGCAAAGACAATTAAAAATTCAGAATTTATTTAGGAGGGCAGTATGGTTTCTATAGCTTTAAATATGATCTTAGGCCCGGGAGACGGGGAAGTTGCCCGACGCTTCTTTACATCGTACGATATGCGAACGCTTTTTGATGAAATTGTAATTATCAATACGTGTGAAAAAGATGACGAAACGGTACGCAATGTTATCGCGCAGTATGCCGACCGAACCGGAAATTTCAAATGGGGAACCGGAGACTTCGCCGGGGCGCGAAATATGGCGCTTGCTATGACGCTTTCTCAATACGCAATGTGGATCGATTCGGACGACTTAATTGAAGTAAAAGGCATTGATATTGTTTTTCGGAAAATTCATGAAGTTATTGCCTTAAATCCAAAAATAGATTTTTTTGTTGCGCCGTACATCCTTAAAGTAAATGCGGACGGAACGCCGGGAAGCGTTTTTGCCCGTGAACGGATTATTAAAAAAGCATCCGGTATACGCTGGACGAATCGGATTCATGAACAACTTACGATAATAACCGATACGCATAAACGGGCAGACCTTGAGGGTTTACATATAATACATTGTCCGGTTAAAACCACGCTGGAAGGACTGTCGAGGAATTTGAGAATACTTGAACACGAGTATTTAAGTGATCCGACAAACAGGCATTACGCTTTTTATTTTGCGCGGGATTTAGCGCAGGATAACCAATGGGCACAGGCGGCGGCTATTCTTACGGATTTTATAAATGAAACCGGCGACGACCTTTCCAACGTTTACGAGGCTTGTCTGATGCTTGCAAAATTTTATCTTTACAAACAAGCACCCGAAGCGGATTCACTTTGCGAAACTACCGTACCACTTACGGAACGGTATTTACGAATTTGTTTTTCTTTGACACAAGATAACGCCGAACCGCTTGTGATTTTAGGAGATACTCGTATCGCACAGAAATTTGAAAGAGAAGCAATTCGACTCTACGAATCGGCAATAAGTAAAAAGTTCGGGACCGGCGCTTTACAAGATCGGGCGTATTATGAGGACATCCCTTCCCAGCGTCTGGCGTCGATTTATAAAAAATTCAACGAACTTGAAAAAGCTCTTTGGTATAATAAAGTCGCGTTACGTCATCACCCGGAAGATGCGTTTTTAATGAGTCAAAGAAAGCAGATTATAAATGATCTCCGTTAAAGATAATATCATCGATGCGGTTCAGTATGGTTTACAAAGTATAACTACGGCTTCCGGTTACAATAATACGGTTGTTAATGCGTATAGTCCACCGATTGAACTTTCGGCGATACAAGGTACGCCGAGTATTAATATATACGAAGGAACTGATATTTGCTCGAATACCGTAAAGCCCGGAGCGCATACGCAAACAGGCGGAAACCAGGCGAAGCTTTTTAATAGTTTTATACTTGATTTACAATGTGTAATGAACGTCGTAGATAGTCCACGAAAAGCGCGCAACGGTTTTATCGCGGACGTACAAAAGTATTTCGGTTTACATTGGAACGTACCGGACGTAAATGGAATTCCGACGGCGTTTAACTGTATGTACCATTCGAGTACGCCATGGGGTCAGTTAGCAAACTCGCCGCAATTCGGATTTGATATTTGGTTCCAAGTCTGGTACACGCAGTATTTAACGGATCCGACACGTCAATAATTTTTAGAGGGTTTGATTTACATATAAGGAGTGACTACGATGAGCAATAGTATGTTAGAAATCAAGCGTACGATGGGGTGTAAAATTGAAGGCACTCCCTATACGCAAGAAACGCTCGCCGCAAGTGATTATAACGTCGCGGCATACGGTATCAATTATGATCCCGACGTTGCGATGTATGCTCGAAAGCTTGCGCGCGGTGACGCCTCGAAGGATTTACAGATTCCCGGAACGCGGAAAATCAAAATTACATTTTCCGTCGATATGTGCGTCGGAGTGAACGTATATACGCCTCCGAACTATTGGAAACTATTACGCGCATGCGGATTGAAGCAGGTCATTTATAATACGACCGGCTGCGCGCTCATCCCAGATTCTCGGTATTTCAACGTTCCCGTTACAATCGAAGTCGTAGAAATGGCCGAGGGTATATCTCCTTTACAAATCGTCGTTGCCGCTCGCGGGTGTATGGGGACTGTTAAAAAAACAAGTAACGGTGTCGGGCTTCCCGCAAAACTTGAATTCGATTTTACAGGCGTGCTTGTTGGGATTTCCGAACGCTCTTTTGCAAACCAGTTAGTACCTACGGGCTGGGACGCGGCGCTTCCCCAAGCCGTACTCGCGTGTACAACTTCTCTTTATGGCGTTTCACAAATGTTTGATAAAATAACGCTTGACGTAGGGAATAAGCTTGAGGTATTCAAAGACCCTTCACGCGCCGAAGGTTTTGAAGGAACCCGTATCGTCGATCGAACGCCGACGCTTGAAATCGATCCAGCCATGCAACCGGTAAGCGTACAGGATATGTACAATAACCTTCTCGCAAACGGGCAATCCCCTGGAGCGTATTCGGAAACGATTGGAAGCGGTGGTGTTTTACTTTCAATTACCGCACCAAAGGCACAAGTCATTACCTCGAACAAACCGGGAAATCGTGAAGGTCGGGTTACGAATAACGTGAAATGTTTACTTACAAGAAATTTAGGAAACGATGAGTTTATGATTTTACAGGGCACGATAAGCTAAAACTAAAAATGTGACTACGCCGGGGACGGGATATTCCTTAGAAGACGCTGCCCTCGTGTCTTTTACCCCGGCGTACCACATTACTTTTCAAGGAGGATACGGCGATGGAAACAAAAGAGATCATATTGACAAACGAAATAAAGGCAAAACTTAAAGCGGGCGGAATGCTTGGCTTCGATGTTGAAACGCCTTTTAAATGGGTGCCTAAGTTCTACCGTGACGCAAAAAATAACATTCCGAAGTCGTATTGGCCGGTCTTTACGCTTCGGAGTAGAAACGGTATAGAACTTGCCGAAGCCGAGGACGGTATGGTATACATAAACCTTGACGCGCCGGAGGGCCGGAAATACGTAATTGATTCCGGGAAAGATCGGCTCAATACTTTACGAACCGGGCTTATTTCATTTAAAAACTATCGACTTGCAAATGATAAAGTCATTGAAATGGTGACGGGGGAAAACCCTGATCAGTATATAAAACTTTTCCATCCTACTTTACAAGTAGAAATGAAAAAAGCGATAGACCAGCATTCGGAATTGACCGCCGAGGAGCTGTTGGGTTTAGGATAGCAGCGGGGATGCTTTCGGGATTTTTTAAAGGAAAATATGACTGTACAAAATGCAAAACCAATAAAACTTTCCCGGAAGTTTGGGGCTGCGAAGGTCTTGCTCGAATGGCTATCCCTACGTTCGAGTGGGTTGACGGTAATGTACATTATAAATTGCGAAGTTGTCCGAAAAAATTCATTACGGTAAGCGTGGAAAAATTCTATATGATTTACAAATACTACTTTAAGGATTTTCCTACCGCGCCGATGCCAAGCATTCATAACGTTTCGCTTCGATTTTTAACGGCTTATAGGGCATTTAATAACTTTAAACACGAGTACGACGAGGTTGTTAATGAGCGACGCGATTGAACTTCCCCCGTTGGAGATGGAAGCGCGATTAAAAGACTTTGTTTCTCAAAATCTTGATACCATAAATGGTAAGCTTGAGGAGTTTGGGGATAAAGCCGAATCTCATTTTAATGACGCTGGAAAAGCATCGGATGCCTTTACCGATAAACTTGATGACCTCGGTCGTAAAATAATAGGACTGTTTGCCGCTGAAAAGGCGTTCTCATTTATAAAGGAAGGGGTTGCGGAATTTCAAGCTGGAGCCCTTGCCTCCGCAAAACTAACACAAGCCCTTGGATTTCAGTCTGAAGCGCTTGATAAAATTGCCGAAGCAGACGCAAAAGTAACTCTTTACAAAAAAGAACAGCTTACAAGTGGCGAGGCAAACCTTGCATTCTACATAAAGGATGAAGCACAGTTAAAAGCACTTGTCCCAACAATGGAAGACCTTGCCGTAAAAACCGGGAGTCTTGATAGCGCGGCAGCACTAATCGGACGGACATTTAACTCAAACGTCACTACAATGCGCGGTCTCGGTATATCGGTTCAGGGAGCAGCAGGGAGCCACGAGCGGCTTGACAGCATCGTAAAAGGACTTACCGAGCGGTTTGGCGGTCAGGCGAAAGCCCTATCAGATTCCCAAGGTGAGTATGGACAGTTGACAAAAAATATCGAAGAAATTTCCAAAGCAATCGGTGGTGAGCTTATTCCTGTTTTAAATTTTTGGTCTAAAAAATTTCTTGAACTAAAGGACTCATGGGAGTGGATTTTAGAACATGGCAATGCAGATGCTCAGGTTGAGGCTCTAAATAAGCAGAATGCTGAAATATCAAAAACCCTACAGCAGGTGAACAGACTGAAAGAAATA